GGTCATGCCCTGGGTGATGTTCACCGTCGCGTTGGAAAGGAATGTGCTGGTGGCCATGGGTTGTCCTTTTGCTAGTTGCGCCGTACGGCTACCCGCACGGTGAGGTCGTATGTCGGCAGTTCCTGACCGCCGCCAATAATCATGACAGACGGGCGAAGGTCTGTCACGGCTATTGAACTGTTCATTATTTTATCCGCTTGTGTCAACAACCAGTCAGATGCGTCCTGGTTGCCGGGGGGTGGTGCACACACACGGATTCGTAGGGTGATGTCGCCGACGTTGTAGGTGAACGCCTCGACGGTGGGGAGCTCCAGAAACAGGGTCATGGGGCGGGCGTTGCGCGGGTCCGTGACAACCTCGTACCCAAGGTTGAGGGCCACTAGCGCGGTTTTAGTGGCGTTGACTGCGTCCCACAGGATGCCGGTGGCGGCCATTACGCAACCTGCGGACGGCCGACACCCAGCAGCTGCAGGATGCGCCCCAGGGCTGACGGCACCGGAAATGTCCCCATCGAATCAAACGATGCAAACGAATCCGCAGATCCGCGTTCCCGGTACAACAGCGCGGCGTACATGATGGTTCCGAGGGTGACATCGCCGCCGGGGCTGACGGTCAGCTCATCGGTCAGGTAGCCGGACTCGATGCGGCGACGGTACGCAAACGCGTTGGCAGCCGCCACACACTTGGTTATAAACGCGGTGTCATTGGCGGTGGCAACAGAAATACCCAGCCATTCGGTCACGTTGGCGTTCGTGATCCATGTGCAGACGGGATTCCATTCGCAGGTGCCGTACGGGTTGACCGCGTAGTAGGTGACATCCGTACCGACGTTCTGGTACATAACCTGGTTGGGGATGGGGTTTTCGTAGTTGAACTCCCATTCGCCGAGGTTGTTGACACCGATGAACTCGTACTGTGGGAACGCGACAACCATGGCGCCTGAGTCGTTGAACCCTGCGCCGACACCGGCTATTTCCACCTCTTGCTCAACGGTGGCGTCAATGTTGGTCAATAGTTGGACGACTGCGTAGTCGTCCAGGCGCATGGCCCGAACGACGTACGCAATCTCCGACATGACTAGTCCCTCAGGCCCGGATCAGGGCGAGACGGTGATGGACTTGACGAGGTCGCTGTCTGCGATGAACGTGGCGACGTAGCCGTAGTACGAGAAGGTGCGGCCCAGCGTGGACGGCGCCTCGACGGACATGAGGCCGCGGATCTGCTCGTAGAACTCGATGGCGGAACCCTTGGCGACGACCATCGTGTTGTTGGCGAAGTTGCGGTCCACCACCAGGTTGAGGCCGAACGGGTTGAACGTGTTGGCCTGGGTGATGTTGGCGGCGCCTGCACCGTTGACGCCCATGAGACCGGCGGCGCCTGCGTACGGGAACACGGGGCGCTTGTCGGCGTCGAGCTGCTGTCCGAGGAGCTTCCACACGTTCGGCGAAACGAAGACGTGGTCGGGGAGGAAGTTGCTGGCGCTGAGGATGTCGGTGGCGGCGTCGTACAGCGCGGTGATCAGCGTGGACGGGTCGGTCGTGTTGAACGTCCAGGTGGAGCCTGAGGCGGATGCACCTGAGGTGATGGCGTCAGCGGCGACGTTGTCCGAAGCCAGGAGGTACTGCGAGGCGAGGTCACGCAGGATGATTTCCATGGCGGCCGGGCTGGTGAAGTCGATGTCCTGCACCGACAGGGTGACCTGACCGGCAAGGGTGGTCTTGCTGACGACGTTGGACGCAATCACCGGCGTGGTGGCCGACACTGCGGACAGTTCCGGGGACTGGGCGGCGATGCTGGTGTGCGTGGTCCACGTCGGACGGATGAACGTCTTCTGGTTGCCACCGTCGGGCATGGCGCGGGCGCCGACTGCGGCGACGACGGGGCGGACGTAGTTGAGGTCCTGGAACACGGGGCCGAGGACCGGCACCGGGAGAAGACCGGGGGTGTCGGTTGTGAGGACGTCGCCTGCGGCGGCCTGCAGTGCGGACTGGCGGTCCTTGGCGGCCTCAACGAATGCCTCGTTGACCTTGCGGAACGTGTCGCCACCGATGTGGAACGCGGCGAGGTACTCACCTGCGGACGGCATGGCAAACTTGCGCTTCGGCTGTGCCGGCAGTGCGGGGGTCGGAATGGCTGCGGCCTCGACGACCTCTGCCTGTGCGGGTGTTGCTTCCACGGGGTGCTCCTCTGGAGTTTCTTGGGGGTTGGATTCGTCGGGATCTGACGCCGCTTGTGCGGCTACTTCGGTGATTGTAGCACCAGCAAACGCGGGAATGGGAACCAAACTTAGTTCCATCCACTCAGCTTTTGTGACCGTGATGCGGCCCTGCTTGTCTTCGGTGTACTCGATGGGGTTGACGCCGACGGACACGTCCATGACGCCGTCAGCTGCCAGGACCAGCGCCTCGTCGCCGAGGGCCGTGCGACTGATTCGCATGGAGGCAAGCATGGCTTCGTCGGTGTCAACACGCTCAGCGACAATGCCGACGGGCTTGCTGGAGTCGTGGTACATGAACACGCGGGGGGCTTTGCCGTCCACCGGCAGCGACCCGGGCTTGAACATGACTTCCTGACCGCCTGAGACGGTGGCGAACACGTTGTACGGGACAGCGATGGCGTCGATGCGGCGCTCGCCGGTTTCGCCTTGCTCAGCCTTGACGCTGACGGAATCGGATGTGAAACGGATCATGCCAAATCCTCCTGGGTGTTTTCTTCTACGTCAACCATTTCGCGGCTTGTGTTGGCGTCGTCCATTTCGCCGAGATACGCCTCATAATCAAACTCGACGAACGTGCCGTTCGGCAGGATGCTGTTGGCGGACAGGGTGGACGCAATCACTTCGGCGTATGCCTTCGTGCCGTACAGCCACAGATCCCAGCGCGACTCGCGGCTGTTCGTGTAGGCGTACGACCCGGTCGGGACACCCAACAGGTACGGCGGAATGTTCGCAATCTGGGCCATCTGCAAAGCCGAAAACTGGGCTGACTCAATCAACAGCATTTTGTCGGGGGTTGCGTTCGTCGGTTCGTAGGTCAGGAACTCGTTGAGGGCTGCGGTCTGGTTGGAGGCGCGGGCCGCGTTGAACGCAGCCGACAGATCCGCCAGTTCCTGTGCGCTAAGGGGTTCGCCACCGACCTGGCGGAGGATGCCGGACGGTATGGACGAGGCAGCGTTGCGGAGTCGGGCGTCCTCGATACGCAGGGCGGTGGCGATGTTCTGTTCGGACGAGTAAATCAGTCCTTGGGTTGAGCCGATGAACTGGACCACGTTGATGGGGTCGAGCATTTCACCGTTGAAATACAGCTCGTTGCTGGGTGCGTACCACACGGGGCCAGCCTGATCGGGGGTTGTGATGGACCCGGTCGGGAGGCGTGTGAACGAGGCGGGGTAGCCGTCCTGGGTGCGGCTGGTGACGTACCAAAATGCGCGGCCGTAGAAGAACAGGTCGTCGAACGTCCACGAGATAAGGGTCTCGTACGAGATCGAGGGATCGGGGCGGCGCAGCCATGACCGGGGTGCCAGGTACTCGGATTCCATTTCGCGGCTGCTGTCGTTCCAGCGTTCGCGGTACATACGCAACGGCATCGCTGACAGGACGTTGGCGTGGAGGTCACGGGCACGGCTGATCGCGGGCACCTGCATTGCCCGGTTGCGGGCCTCGCCTTCCTGGTAGGTGTAGTACTGCCCGATAAGGCTGACACCTGACGCGTTCGGGTTGTACCCGCCGACAGCGGCACGGACCTGGGACTCCACAGGGGAGATTTGGGCTTTGGTTTCTTTGCGCGTAAACAGTGCCATGAGATTTGTGCAAGCCCCGCCCGACACGGGACTCGCCCACTTACCCTACACAATCACGATACAACAAGCATGGGTTTTTGTTTTGTTTGTGGACGGCTCACCAAAGCGATAGCCCACACCGCGGTCCGTGCCACCTCGATCGGGCCAGGGGATTTCTGACTAGACAGCACATACCCTTGCGCGGTCTTGACGCCAACGGCACGGTTCATGTGCTCCGACAAGGTGCGCGCGTTGGTGTGAATGACCCGTCCCTCCTGGATCATGGACCGGACAAGGCTCGTGAACTTGAGTAGTTCGCCGTAGCCGACAAGGGCATAGCGGCGGGCGTACTCCGGTGGCAGATGCAGCTCGAGGGTTGGGGTCACAGCCAGTTGAACGGTGCGGTCCGTCAGTACCCGGGCAACTTGTTCCCACATGGCATCCTCCGAGTCCACAACAAACTCAACGTCCACCATGATCTGGCCGTCGGCGACGGTGGCGCGGGTGCCGACGTAGCGGGCCTCATCCACAGACGAGTCAATAGCCAGGACACCACCGGCGGGCATTGCGCGGGTGGTGGCGCACGAATCCCACACCCCAGGGTCCAGCATCGCGCCCCGGGTGGTGATCCACTGGTTCAGGTGGGCCCGCAAAAACGACTCCTTTTTGGACGCGGCCCTGAGCGCCTCGATCGTGACGGTGGTGCCGAGGGCTGGGTTGGCCCACCCCCACCACCGCTCATCTTTGGGGTCGGCCCCCATCGGCATCGACCACTCAGCAAAGTAGGTGTCGGTTTGGTTGGTGGCGTCAATGTCTGCCAGGGCTTGTTCCCGCATGTTGATCATGCTGTGACTGGACATGTCACCGGCTGTCGAGAAACAGGCCAGCAACGGGTTGGGGCGAGCAATCATTGACGGCCTAAGCGCGTCGTCCATGACCGACGGGGCAATGTTCCACAGCTCGTCCACCACGATCAGGTCATACGAACCACCGTGAAGGCGGGCACTAGCGGCGCGGATTTCCCACGTCGAGCCGTCCGGCATCGTCACCTTCTTGCGCCCAATGGCCTGCAGCTGCTTCCCCCCGAACCTCTCCACCAGCACCGGGGCAAGTGCACTAAAGATGGCCTCCGCCCGGTCCAGTTGATTGGCCGTAGACAGCACATGCTGAGGCCGCCCCAACCGGGCCGCATGCTCAGTCACCCACCACCCAATCATCGAGGTCAACAGCACCGACTTACCCTGCTGACGAGCCGTACTGACCAACGCCTCGCGGCGCAGCAACCGGCCACCGTCATGCTCAAGCATCCCCGTCACCGCATGCACCTGCCACGGCATCAAAGGCATCAAATGAGTGGCAGCCCCCGCCGCGGCGGGGGGC